TTTGTCCATCATACCTCAAAGTTAACTGGTCTCGCGAGTATAAGAAGTGGGATATGTTGGGTTTGAGTGTGGGCATCGCAACAACTGTGCAAAAAGACAAGCTAGGGTCAAACGGGGACCCCCTACGAAAGCCGGCAAAGGAAAAAGGGCGTCTTGGTGCCAAGATTAAGTACAGCGCTCCTGTGTGGCCTGATACGGACGTTGTGATCATCCATGACAACCTTATGCCTGTATTCTATGAGAAAATTCAGTCAATACGATGGGATTTGTTCATCGCAGACGAAGTACAGGCGTACACAAACGCCAAGGCTGCACGCTCCACATATGTTTGGGGTGGCGGCGCAGGTAAGAAACGAGTGAAACGACCACCAGCAAAGAGACGTATGTTTTTGACCGGTACCCCGATAACAAAAAACCCATACAATATGTGGGTATTTTGCATGAATTTTGACTATGAGAACCTTGGTCGCAACTGGAAGAAGTTTATCTTCAGGTATTGTGCTGCATACAAAGACAACTTTGGCTTGCACTGGGATGGTGCTTCAAACCTTGAAGAGCTGAACTTCAAACTACGTGAAGCTTTCATGGTGCGCCGAGACAAAGTATCTGTGCTTAAAGACCTACCACCCAAGCGCCGGGAACTTATTGTCCTACCTGATGATGGTCTGGCGAAGCAGGTAGCTGCCGAGGTGAACTACGTTGGTGAAATGATGAAAGACTTCGAAGCAATGGTGGGCGCCGTTGATCTTGAAGACGAAGAACAAACCTTGGATGCGTTGCAGAATTTATTCCCGTCTGACACGTCAAACATGAGCTACGAAGACATTGCCGACCTCATGACGAATGAGCAGGTTGTAGCTTTCGATGAAATATCTGAACTACGAAAGAAAATGTCTATTGCCAAGATACCTCTTGTCAAAAATCATGTGGACAATCTTTTACAAGGTGATGAAAAGATCATCATTTTTTGCCACCATAAAGCTGTTGCTGATGAATTGCACAAACACTATCCTGATGCTGCTTTCATCACAGGTAAAGTCCACGCGGACGATCGCCAAGCACAGGTAGACCGGTTCCAAGAAGAAGACGATTGCCGGTTGATCATTGGTAACATTGGTGCTGCCGGCACCGGCTTCACAATGACTGCTGCGAGTATCGTGGTGTTTGCTGAACTTGTTTGGTTACCACACGAACTTGAACAAGCGGAAGACAGGGCATGGCGCATCGGACAAGAAAACCCTGTACTTATTCAGCACCTTGTTGTTCAAGGTTCTCTGGATGCAAGATTTATTAATCTATTATTAGAGCGAATGGACATGCAAGATCGTGCCCTTTCACCAGAAAAAGCTTTACAGAGATAAAAAAGTCGTGTATAAAGGCACCAAGATAACAACATAGGAGATTTCAAGACAGTGATTGCAAACCCGATTTCAACATTCTACACTGCCTCTGGACACAGTTTCAACATCTTGGATATCGACCAGACTGATATCCGAATGAGCGATATTGCTGATGGACTATCCAAACAGGCGCGCTTTAAAGGTCAATATCAAGGTGACTTCATACTTTCTGTTGCGCAACATTCTGTATACGTGTCAATCCTTATTCGTGAGACCATGCAACAATTGGGTAAGTACACACAACATGAAATAAACCGTATGTCCCTCATTGGTTTGTTGCATGATGGTTCCGAAGCATATCTAGGTGATATGCCTACGCCTGTGAAGATTTACCTTCCTGACTTCGCCGCATTAGAAGACAAGGTGCAATCGGCGGTCTATAAACAATTTGGCGTTGAACCCACTGAAATGGAACTATCAATGATGCATTACTGTGACAGGCGCATGTTTGATATGGAAGCTATGCTCATTGGTCGAGACCCGATTTATCGATACATGGCGGGTGATGAGGAATGTCTTGACGAAATAATGACAGACTATTTTCCTGATCACCATTGGTTTACGCCGCACGCAGCACGCAATGTTTTTCTAGGCATGGCACAGACCTGCCTCTTTGAATTGGAGCAATCACTTTGACAAAGAAAAAAGACCCGGCGATGGGTAATCTAGGCTATGAGCGCATCGATGATGATTTCTACCCTACACCGCCTTGGATGATGGATGCAGCAATCCCTCAACTGATCAAGCACAATGTGATTGAGGTTGGCAATACTATTTGGGAGCCAGCTTGCGGTGAGGGACATATGTGTAAAGTCTTTCAGGCAAAGGGGTTTCACACTGTGTGCACTGATCTTGTCGATCGTGGTTATGGTATTTCAGGACTCGATTTCCTAAAAACCAATGAAATACCAGATGGGGTGACGTCGATCATAACAAACCCACCTTACAATCTTGCTCTTGAATTTGTTGAGCACTCTTTGGATTTAATGTCCAGCGTGAATGGTTCTGTCGCGATGGTGCTTCGAAATGAATGGGATAGTGCTCTGACTAGGCGCCACCTGTTTTACAGAAACCATTTCTTTAAAATGAAGCTGGTGTATACATCACGCCCAAAATGGGTTGAAGGTTCTACCGGTAGCCCAAGGCATAATTTTGCCCTATTTGTTTGGGATTTCAAAAACAGCTCGTATCCTATATTGGAATACGCTCACAGGAATGAGGAACATCGATGAAAAAGTTTGAGTTGGTAATTCTTGAAAGCCCCTACAAGGGGTCAACACGCGAAATCATGAGAAACATAGCATACGCACGACACGCTATGCATGATTGCTTAATGCGTAATGAGGCTCCAATGGCGTCTCATATGCTTTACACACAGCCCGGCGTCCTTGACGATGATATGCTAGAACAAAGGCGGTATGGTATTGAGGCAGGACTTGCATGGCGCAAGGTTGCTAAGAAGACCGTAGTCTATTGTGACCTTGGTATTTCAACCGGTATGCAATATGGTATTGATGCTGCCAAAAAATCAGGTAATCACGTTGTTTACCGCAAAATGAATAAACAGGGTGACTTTGTTAGCTCTGTCATATCCCCAATAACAGGAAAGAAGTAATTATGGATAATGCAAACAGACCGGATGAATTGTCATACGATGAAATTATGGCGTTGTATGATAAACATGGCTCCGAGCGCAAGGCAGCAAAAGCTATGGGTATCCCGCGCACCACGCTTCAAAAGCGGAAGTATGATGCGTATAATGAGCGCTTCACAACACAACGGATGCGAACATCTATTCGTATTCAGCCGGGTGAAAAAACCATGCGCTTCATTCTAACGTCAGCTCAAGACAGTACGGCAATTCATTCAGAGTTTCTTACAAACCTTGAGGTGTATGCAGATTTTTGTGATGCTCAAATCATGGTTGCCGGTTATACCTATAACAAAGGCCTGTTTGAAGATCATTCAAAACAAAGTGGTGTTTATCCTTCGACCGTTTTACCATACCTTGTGGAAGATCGTATCGTATTTGGTGACACGCTGACGTTCTGCGCTGAAATGAATATCCTTCCTACAGCGGTCAATCCTCTTTCAGGTATGCAAACATATACTGGACCAATGAGTGGTATTATCCCCCATGCTAAAGTCCAGTTGGAAAGCATCCCTACGCAGAAAGGTGAACGACCTAAGATAATGCAAACGACAGGTACGCTTTCATTGCCAAATTATGTGCAAAAGAAAGCTGGTCAAAAAGCTGAACACTACCACGAAGTGAGTGCAGTTATTGTCGAACTCCTACCAGACGGTCGCCACTTTGTTCGTCACCTGCATGCCGATCGCGATGGCTCATTCCAAGACCTTGACATTCTAGTCTCTAATGGTGATGTTGAATTTGACCAACGCGTAGAAGGTATCACGTGGGGTGATATACATTGGGAAAAGCACGATAAAAACATCGCTGCTGCCTGTTGGGGTATGTTTAAACCAAAGTGTGAAGTGATGATTGACGTGCTCAAACCAAAGTATTCATTCATTCATGACATTATTGATTTCATGCCGCGAAACCACCACAACATCAAAGACCCCCATTTCAGATTTGAAATGTATACAAAGGGTACCGATAGTGTTGAGGAAACTATTGATGCTGCTGCTTATTTCTTGCAGGAAGTGCAGCGCCCATTCTCTAAGACAGTGGTGGTGGAATCTAACCACGATCTTGCGTTGCTAAAATGGTTGAAGACAGCAGACTATCGTGAAGACCCGGTTAACGCTAGATACTTCCTTGAACTTCAAACGGAAGTATACCGTGCCATTGAAGCTCAAGATAGCTCTTTCTCGATATTGGAATATTCGATAACCGCAGCCTTTTACGATGTCGAAGATGCTCTATTTCTTCGTGAAGATCAGAGTTACCTAATTGCCAATGGTATCGAATGTGGTATGCATGGACACCTTGGCGCCAACGGGGCACGCGGACACATTGGTCAATATGCTCGATCAGGTAGACGATCAAACTCTGCTCACACACACTCTGCCGCTATTAAGGATGGAGCATGGTGTGCAGGTGTTTCAGGGTCTATGGAAATGGGCTATAATAAAGGCTTGTCAAGCTGGTCACATTCGCATATAGTGACGTACCCGAACGGTAAACGGGCAATGATCACTCAATACGATGATGGTCTTTGGTGCGCTGATGCGGTGGTGGTTAATTAATGGCTGGCGCAACCGGCAAGCCGCCGAACAGGTATATGGACATTCTTGTGTTAGGGCAAACTAACACCAAAATACGAGATAGGTTCTATAATTTTCGAAGACTTAAGGTCGGAGACAATTATCACATTTATACGAACATAGGATTGGTGTTTTCAGCAATCCCACCTACCAATAAAAACTGGCGATGGTTCGCAGAACTAGCTCGTATGGCAGAGGACAAAACAATCCACTGGTTGGATTAATACAGGAGACCCCGACTTGAAACTTAGACCCGCCAAATATGATACGTTGATATGGGACGTGGAGACTGATGGTCTTCTCGATGAACTGACAACCATTCACTGCCTTGTCATTCGTGAATTCGAGTCAGGGCAGGTTTGGCGTTTCCGTAAGAATAAAAAAGAAGACACCATTGAAAAAGGTGTTAAGATGCTCATGAATTGTAAGTCCATGGTCGGACACAATATCATGGACTTTGATATCAACGCTGTCCGAAAAGTGTATACATATTTCGAACCCCACCCTGATTGCATTATCGAAGACACGCTGGTTTATACCCGGCTGATTTTTGGTGATCAAAAGACCCACGACTTTGTTTTGTGGAAGCGCAACCGTCTGCCCGGTCAACTTATTGGGCACCACGGTTTGGAAGCTTGGGGTTATCGTCTGAACTTACACAAAGGCGATTACATGAAAGATATGATTGCTCGCGCAAAAGAGCAAGGCATAACAGATCGTGACGAACAAATGCGCTTTGTTTGGGGTAAGTGGAATAAAGAAATGGACGACTACTGCCTTGGCGATGTGGACGTCAACACCAGACTGTGGTCTCATTGCCTTCAGCAACGTTTCCCACAAGACCCGATAGAGTTTGAGCACGCCACGCATGCATTAGCAATTCAGATTGGTAACAACGGATTTCCGTTGAACATTCCTGAAGCTGAAAAGCTTGCAAAAGATATTGAAGGCAAAGCTGTTATCTTGGCTGACGAAGCTAAAGAACATTTTGGCTCATGGTTCTCACCGAAGAAAAAACGTATCACAAAGATGCTATGGGACGACCCCGAAGGTGCTAATAGAAAAAAAGAGTATGCACAGATACACCCTGAATTTGGTGAATACAAATCTCGCTCTGTATGGGGTCACGTCGAATTAGCCAAATCCGATTGTGCCTTCAAATCAACTTACAAGGTATCAAAGAAAAAAGCAGAAGATGGTTCAACCTATACCGTCAAACAAATCAACTACGACAGATTTGGTGATGCACCGGTATGCAAGCTGAAGGTGAAAGACTTTAATCCAACGTCACGTGAAATGATTATCGATCGCTTCACAACTGTTTATGATTGGGAGCCTATCGACTTCACAGAAAACGGACGCCCGTCGGTCAACGATAACGTTCTACACGGTCTGTCTGGTAAAATACCAATGGCTACCGAACTGGCGGAAGTATTCTATCTGAATAAACGCCTTGGACAGATTGCCACAGGTAAGAATGCTTGGCTCAAGCTTGTAAAACCAGATGGCATGATACACCACCGCCTTAATACTGGTGGCACTGTATCTGGCAGGTGTGCTCACTCGTCACCAAACATTGCGCAGGTACCAAAGGTGCATATCGCTGCGGTGTTGCTTGAGGATGGGTCTATCAATCCAAAATTCCTCAAATCAACCGGTGAACCAGACTCTCATATATTTGACAAAGTGAATGGTGGTTATCTGAAGTTTGCACCGGTCAAGGGTCGCGCAGGTGATCATGGTTGGGATTGTCGTAATCTATTCTATGTTCCAGAAGGATGGCGCCTTGTAGGCTGTGATCTATCAGGTATTGAATTACGCTGTCTTGCCAACCTTGCCAAGCCTTACGATAATGGGTTCTTGATCAAAGAAGTGATGGAAGGTGACATTCACACAACCAATATGAACGCTGCTGGATTACAATCTCGCGATCAGGCAAAGACGTTTATTTATGCGTTGATTTATGGTGCGGGTGATGTTAAGATCGGTTCAATTGTTGCTCCATTGGTTAGCGTCGAAGAGCAGCGTAGTATTGGTAAAGACTTGAAGGCAATGTTCTTTAGGAAACTTCCGGGTCTGGCTCAAGCGGTTAAGGAAATTCAGAAACAAGCTTCCAAGAAATGGTTGCCGGGTCTTGATGGACGTAGACTACCAGTTCGTGCGAAGCACTCTGCTTTGAACCTGCGCTTACAATCGGATGGTGCTGTACTTGCGAAGCGCTGGATGCTATTAACTGATGATGCCTTCCTTGACGAAGGTCTCACACACGGATGGGATGGTGACTATGGTATCTTAGCTTTTGTCCACGACGAATTACAGGTTGCAGTTCGCGAAGAACTTACGCAGTTTGCAAAAGATAGCATGATCAACGCAGCACGCCTGTCAGGAGAATATTACAACTTTAACATGCCTGTAGATGCCGAAGCAAAAGATGGCATGACGTGGGCACAAACACACTAATTGATTTACAGATACACAACACTAATATAAGAGAGACTTACATTGGATAACAAACCAAACACTTTTGGAAACGTCGCATTGGCTATTATTTTTCTGACATTCATTGTTGGTGTAGTTGACGCCTTTTTCGATATTGTGCCCGGCATTGACTCTATCGTCTTTACCGGACCATTTTTTGCCGTGCTTTTCATTACAATCATGATGCGCACGCTCCGTAAGGTGATCATCGATGCACTTGTCGAATCTCACAAAATAAACATGCAATATGACTTCGACGTTATGGACGCTCAAACCGAACCCACAGCTAAAGACATATTCAATTATGAAGGGATAAAAACTAATGGGTAAGGCCATACTTGTATTTGATACAGAGACCACCGGCGCACAGGTGTTTGATGATTTCTCGCGACCTCAATCAAAGCCTATGCAATTCTTTGGAGCGATTTACACACCACCGGATGATTTGTCACAGTGGTTCGAACGCACAGATCGGGAACTCTTGATCTTGAATACAATGAAACCGATTGTTGAAGTGAACATTCGTATTCAGGTGGGTGATGAAGTAAAGGTCGAGGAAGCTGCAGTTGCAATTCATGGTATTTCACGTGACGAAGCAAACCGATATGGTATTTCAGAAGACAATGCCGCCCACCTGATAAGTGATTTGCTTGACATTGCTGATGTAGCTGTGGCACACAACATTGATTTCGATCGCAGGATTATCAATCACTTCTTGTATGATGTTAAAAGTGTGGAATTTCCATCTGCGTCCTTGTCACGCGGAGCGTTTGATGATATAGAGCAATTCTGTACCATGAAGACCATGACCAACGTGTGTAAAATCCCCGGTCGAAATGGTGGTTACAAATGGCCTAAGCTCATTGAAGCTTATCGTCATTTCTTCGGAAGAGACTTTGAAGGTGATGCGCATGATGCACGCGCAGACTCGATTGCATGTGCTCAACTGTATTTTGCCTATGAATATTTTCGTCAACTCAACATGATAAAATAGGAGACCCTATGCCAAAACTTGAAATTGAGAATAAGGTGAATGTGAAAACACCTCACATTGAAATGGTGTGCCAAAAGATCATTGATCAAGCACAGACACACCTCATGAGCGTATCGCAATCCATCAACATGGATGCAATGAAACGTGCTTACAATGCCGGTTACGAAGTCGGACGAATTGAAGGCTTCGACAAAGGCTTGGATGCTCAAATAAAAGAGGACGAAACTGTTGATTGATTTCAAACAAATATTCGACAACTATCAAGCGACCCGTCAAAAGACTTGGGAGTTTGACCGCAAGTTGACTGTTGGTGCGTCGGAAGCATTTGCTTGCATTCGCAAGACAGGCTTTTCCAAACGTGCAGAAGAGTTTGGTTACGAAGAAGACCCCGGACACACAGACAATTGGGGCGCTGCCGAGCGTGGTAACTTGATCGAAGATCACTGGGTTGTACCAGCTATGAACCAAGAGCTACCGGATGGCGTTGGATATCTCTATGCCGGTGAAGATCAAAAGACATTCGTGTCTGGATTGAATTCAGCAACACCTGATGGGCTGGTGTGCGATGTACCGAATGATTGCTTGAAGCTGTATGGCATCGATGATATTGAAAGCGATTGCTTCCTTCTTGAAATCAAGTCGGTTGACCCGCGCATCAACCTCACGACTGAAAAAGAAATACACCATGGGCAGACACAAATTCAGCTTGCACTCATTCGTGAGTTGACCGAATTCAAACCTATGTATGGTGTTATCCTTTACATCGATGCATCATTTCTTGATGATATCAATGTATTCCCGATAAAGTATAACAAGAATGCGATGAACGCCGCAAAGATGCGAGCGAACAAAGTATACAACGCTGAATCTTTAGAAGAGCTGGAACCAGAAGGAAAGAACTCTGGTGAGTGCAAATTCTGTAGCTTCACACATGCTTGCGCCAAGGTTAGCAAGAAGCTATCCCTACCGGAAGCAATTCTGAAATCGATCAGTCAATTCTTGACGCCATTTATGACCTAGTTGTTCAAGAGCGTGAAGCTGATGAACATGAGAAAGGTTGGAAAGAGGACAAGGACAGACTGCGTGCTAACATCAAACAGATGATGGCAGACGTTGAGACCAAACTGGTATCTGACGAACGTTATACCGTTCGATGGACGTTCCAAGCTGGTCGCAAAACATTAGACAAACCGGCTTTGGAACAATCCGGTGTTGATCTTTCAAAATTTGAGACACAAGGTGCAGGTTTTGAGAAAATGACAATAAAACTTGTTGACAAGTAATTTATTGTCGTGTACCGTTCCAAATGAAAACGTCCTGTTGTCACCCGACAGCTTGACATAACACTTAAACACAGGAGACTTATTCCATGAGTAATGCTTTAACAGTTGGTGGACGTCCATCAATTATCGACCAGATCAATTCGGGCTTGAACCCGTTTGAAGATTTGGAGAAAGGTGGCGGCGATTTCTTTGGCGACTACCTTAAAATCAACGGCAACACCGGTGAAATTTCATACGGCAAAGACGGTACTGAATTGGACCCCGGATTTGAAGTTCTTGTTGATGTTGAATCCATCCGCTACGGTTGGCAGTGCTGGAAAGATAGCGAACCTATCGACGAGCGCACTGACTTCTTGATTGGTGGTGACCACGTTGCTGAAGGTGAACTACCTGATCACGGTCCTTATACAGACGAGCAAGACGGTTGGCGTGAGCTATACACGTTGCGCATGGTTCTGATGGGGGAAACACCTGCTGAAGACATTAAGCTGACGTATAACATTGCGTCCGGCGGTGGCAAGAATGCTCTGCGTAAGCTCATCAAAGCTTATATGAAGCAGGTTGTCATGAATGTTGGCGATGATGGTCAAGCGATGATACCAATCGTTGAAATCGATTTGGGTTCATTCATCCCTGCTGTGAAAAAACACGGTAAGAAGTATTTCCCTATCTTTACTCTCAAAGGTTGGGAAGAGCGCAGCGTAGCTATGGAAGCTTTCTCTGACGATGCTGAAGCTGGTGGTTCCGACGACTATGACGATGAACCGGCACAGAAACAGATTGCAGCTAAACCTGCAAAGAAGGCTGAGGCTAAGACAACACCTAAGCGCGCGCCGGAGCCTGAAATCGAAGAAGTTGAGGACGTCGAAGATGAAAACGACGAAGGCAACTATGACGACGGTGAAGCAGAAGTCGAAGAAAAGACGCGCAAAGCTGCTCCAAAACCACGTGGTCGTGGCGAACGGGCATCAAGCGAAGCTGAAGACGACGATGCCGCTGAAGAAGCTGCACCAGCTCCACGTGGTCGCGGTCGAGGGCGTGGACGCTAAGTCCATCCTCTAAAACCTGTCCGCTGTTCCCGAACGGCGGACAGGTTCTTTTACAATCAAAAAAACAGGAGACTTTTAAAATGGACTTAACCCCGTTACAGGAGAGGTGTATCCGCGAAGCTGCAAGCTGGTATGGAGACACACAAGGAAACATTGGAGCGCCTGTGTTCTATCTTGCGGGGTACGCTGGTTCAGGTAAGTCAACTGTGCTGCCATATCTCATTGAGAAGATGGGGTTGAATGCTAGCGATGTGGCTTTTTGCGCACCGACAGGCAAGGCTGCAAAAGTTATGACAACAAAATTACGTGAGGTTTATGGTGAGATTGATCGAGCCAAAACAATTCATTCCACCATCTACGTGCCCGGCTCTCAAAAAGTCGATATACTTGAAAAGCGTATTGAACACACCACGCACAAGTTGGCAGAGCTTCAAAGTAAAAGCGATGAATGGAATACACTTAATAACGAACTCAAAAGCCTTGAAGCTGAACTTGATGCTGCATACAAGACCAAAGGTGAAATGGTATTCCATTTGAACCCTGATGCTGAAGTAGCACAGAAAAAGCTAATCGTAGTTGATGAAGCTTCTATGGTAGGTTCATCGCTGGCAGAAGACCTTAAGTGGTTCAATATCCCTATCCTAGCGATGGGTGACCCGCTACAGCTCCCGCCTGTTAAGGACAAGCATGGTTTGACCATTGGTAAACCAGACTTCTTCTTGGATGAAATTCACAGACAAGCTTTGGACAATCCTATTATCTGGCTGTCTCAACAAATACGCAAGGGCATAAATATTCAACATGGTTCACATGGCGGTCTTGTGCACATCGTTCGCCCGAAGGATGATGAATGGACAGTAAACATGGATTACAATGCGCAAGTGCTGGTGGGTACTCATAAAACACGATACCGCACTATAAAGAAAATACGTGACGCCATGGGATACAAAGGTATTAATGAACCACAAAAAGACGAGCTGCTGATCTTTGGTAAGAATTCAAAGAATTATGCGAATATGGTGAACGGCACTTTTGCTTGGGTGACAAAAGACGTTGAACCTTTTAAAGAAGGGGTCAATAACTGTATGGTGCATGTGGAAGATCAAGATACAGGTATCAAGTGTGCTGCACTGGCAGCCCAAAGCATATTCGAAGATCATTTCATCACACATGAGCGTAGTCAACGTGACCAAGCTAAAGCCTACTATGGGCTGCGGGATTATGAGCATCTTGATTTTGGTTATGCGATCACCGGGCACAAGTCGCAAGGCTCACAATGGGATAACGTTATCGTCCATGACGAAAGTGGTGTATTTCAACGCGATGCAGACAAATGGTTATATACATGCGTCACCAGAGCTGCTAATGAATTAATACTGGTTATGCGTTAATCAATCGAGACAGAAACTGAAATAGAAAGGAAATTTAATGAGCGACGAACGGACAGAATTATCAAAGCGTATGCGGCAATATACAGGACCAGAAGCAAATGAACTTGTAGAATTGGCAGACAAGTTTGATGCCGCCACAAAGGGGTTTTTTTCAGAACCTCAAACGCACACTGTCCAACAATTTCTTGGCAGCTATGCCAAGGCAAAACGTAGGTGGTCGGAACTGTCCGGCGAACCTCTAATATAAAGGAGAATTGAAATGAACCAGTCAGAATTGCAAATTGCGACAGAGGAAAAAGAATTGGCGTTAGCCAGTTTGCTTTCCGCGACACGCGAGTGCGGACTTTTCGAGGCGCTCGAAGCGGTAAGGAATACTCATATGAAAAGCCCTGCGACAAACGCAGATGAAGAAGGCTATGCGCGTGGGGTTGCGTCTTCAATTGAGGCAATCAAGAAACTTTTAATTTAAGGGAAGATCGATGGGTTGGCTAACTCCAAAATGCCCAAGGTGCAATTCACCGCTGCAAGCAACTGGATACTGTGCGCCTTATCCGTCACATCGCTGTAAAACTTGTATCAATAATGCGGCGGCGAAGATGGAAAACGAAAGCCTGGAAAAGCGGATTTCCGCACTCGAAAACGAACGCAAATAAAAGGAATTTATGATGCACAGCCAATGGCAGATTGACCAAGCAAAGAAATGCCCTTGTCATGGGTATGATGATTTTTGCCCATGTCAAAATATTGATGACAGCGACCCCACCGAAGATGAAGCGTTGCCGTTGGTAACATCATGGGTTCACCAACTTTTGAGTGACTATGACGTAAGTTTAGAAACTATCAAAGGTGACGTGGAATTAGACCAATCAATCCGCGATTTAATCAAGACAATTAGAAACAAACATTAGGGATACTCAATGCGTAAGATAGTTGCACTCACAGGGCATAAGGGGTCAGGTAAAGACACTGCCGCCTTGTACTTTATGAGCCGAGGCTTTACCAACGAGAAGTTCGCCGGCGCCTTGAAAGATATGATTGCTACCTTGATTAAATATCAAGGAGGTTCCACTCGACTTATTGCGGACATGATTGAAGGTCATTTGAAAGAGGTGCCTTCAAACCTTTATCTTGGTGGCAAATCACCACGTGAAGCAATGATATTGCTTGGCACTGAATGGGCACGTGACCTGATCAATGAAGAGTTGTGGGTGAATACGTTAGTAAACCGCGTGCAAGCTACCTCTGACTACGTTGTCATAACAGATTGCCGTTTCGATAACGAAGAGAAGGCAATCAGAGACTTGGGTGGTAAGATTATTCGTATCGTGCGTCCGGACAATGCATCAAATGTATTCCAAGATCATCCGTCTGAAGCATACATTCCTAAAATGAATGTTGATTTGGAAATCGTAAACGATGGCACCATCGAAGCCTTGCATGAGGCTGTTGGTAACGCAATGGTGGAGCTGTATAAATGAGTTTCTCTGCTAAAGTAATTGCGCATTCATCCTCTGAAGATTGTCCTGATCTGATCACTATGGAAGTGTCCTATCCACGGTTTATCCATTCTGAAGTAATGACGCACCGTGAATTTTCACGCAATGCATCGTCGTCACGCGCTATCCCCGTCGCCCGTATGTTGAAAAACATATTGTCGGACCCCGCCGGACCGGTGCATTGGGGCACCAACATGCCCGGCATGCAAGCACTGTATGAATTGTCAGGCGTGCGCCTGTTGATTGCTAAGGGTTTGTGGCAGCTTGGTTGTTATACCAGTGTTGGTATCGCTTGGGCAATGATGAAAGCGGGTGCTCACAAACAGATCGCTAACCGCATCACTGAACCCTACGCTCATATCAAGGTTTTGATCACTTCAAGTAATTGGTCAAATTTCTTCCACCTGCGTGCACACCAAGATGCGCAGCCGGAAATTCATGAGCTTGCAATACTCATTCGTGAAGCGATCAAAGATAGCACACCTACACCTATGGAAGAAGGTGAGTGGCATCTACCTTATGTTTCCCGTGGTGAACAAAAGGCGTGCGCCTATCAGCTTATTGAGCAAGGCTACGCACAGGAAGAAATCGATCAATACTTGCTCAAAATGTCAACGGCAAGATGCGCACGTGTTTCTTACGACGACTTCGATGGTAAACCATCAAACATGACAAATGATGTAAAATTGTTTGACAAGCTGGTCGGTTCAGAACCTTTACATGCATCACCGACCGAGCACCAAGCCACACCAGACCCTCATACCGACAATCGTGAAGCATGGGGTAACTTCAAAGGGTGGCGACAGTATCGCAAATCTTTCTTGAACGAGGCAATAAAGGACCCTGAAGCATGGAAGCAATAATTAGCCTTAAAGACGTCGCAATGGAAGACGGTAACGTTGGCGTTGAAATGACTGTAAAAATGTCAGGCGAAGAACCAAAGGAAAATACATTCCTGAAGGATTCACCTACAGCCGCCTTCACTATTGCTATTCATCAACTGCATTCTTCAGGTGATTATCTTGATATTGCAGCCCAATTACTCTTACAATTACAGGATACTGATAAAGATGAAAATCAATAAAAAAACAACACAGACGCCTGATAAAGCAGAGCTTGAGTTATTACGTCTCGACCATACTCGCGAGCAAATTGCAAACAAGTATGGCGTGTCAGTCAGTCAGGTGAAGCGATGGATAAGCTCACTGGGTGTGAAGAAAAAGATTAGCAGAAGCAACCGACGTAACAAACCAAAACTTGTCAAGGTGAAAGAGCCGAACTATGACTCTGGTCTATCCATGATGGAAAAGGCAAAACTAAGACTTGGCGAACGGCTCAAAGAGAAAAACGGAACATATCTATTAGACGGGCGCCCGACAAAGGTTGACCTCATAGTCAAAGAAGCTGGATTGTCAAGGTCCACCTAGTCAAATAAACACGGATGGACGCAAGTATTTTTGTTGACCATCCGTGTTTAAAAATGCTAAAATGGGGGTTCGGCATTTTCCAAGCCATCTTATACCATACAAAACCGGGTATGTTTTCATACCACGGATAACATCTTTTATATTTATTTTTGAGGAGTCTAACCTAAAATGTCTGTGACCTACAACGACTATCCTACTCAAAGCGTTCGTGCCCAACTTGTAGAACGACGCACTTATCTGCGTCCTCTTGACAAGCATGGCAAGACGTTCGAAACACCAGAACAATCATGGCTACGTGTTATCGATCACCAGCGTTGGTTGTGGGAGAGAGCGCAACACGGTCAACCACTAGACAAAGAACAAGAAGATGAATTGGACGAACTGTACGGGTTGTTTATCAATCGCAAGGTAACAGTATCAGGACGCACGCGCTGGCTTGGCGGTACCGCTATTGCTCAGACACGTGAAGCCTCACAGTTTAATTGTTCATTTCTTCGCGTGCGCACAGTCCATGACATTGTGGATACGATCTGGCTTTTACTACAAGGCTGTGGCGTTGGTTTCTTACCTGAAGTTGGTGTTCTTAATGGTTTCGCTCAAGCGATCGACGACGTTGTTATTCATCGTTCTGAAAAGGTGATTACATACGACGATGAAGGTAATCCTATTTCCGACCCGGCGCTAAAGGGTGCACCAAACAACTACGAAACATACAATGCGGCAACACAAGAATGGTATATCCGTTTGGGTGATAGTGCTGAAGCATGGGCAAAGTTCTTTGGCAAGATCATGGCAATGAAAAAGCCTGTAAAGAAGCTTGAAATTGATTTCCGTGAAGTACGCCCGGCTGGCTATCGCTTGTCAGGATATGGTTGGATTTCTTCAGGCGATGAACAGATTGCTGAAGCGGTAATTGGCATTATTGAGATTATGAACAAGGGTGCCGGGCGTTTGCTCACCAGCGAGGAAATTCATGAAATTGCGAACTACCTTGGCACTATCTTATCATCACGTCGTTCTGCCGAGATTGGTCTTTATATGTTTGGTGGTCCAGAGTGGCGTAACATTGCTACGATGAAGAAAGACTACTATTTCCATCATGCCCTTGAAGACGCGTCGGTTTATGCAAACGCTACGGATGATCAGTCGATTGGTGTGATGAAAGAAGGCACAAGTGAATGTGCATGGGGTGATGCTGTGAATGGTCGTATCCCGTTCCAACGTGGATGGGTTGACGAGAAACTTGTTAAAAAGAAGAACGATCACAAGTCAATGTCCAACAATTCATTGTTGTTCTTTCACAAGCCTGAACGTGATGAATTGGTGGAAATATTCAATCTGATGATGGATGCAGGTGGTTCTGACCCCGGTTTTATCAATGCGGTTGAAGCGCTTCGCCGGGCACCATATTTCAAAGGTGTAAACCCTTGTGGTGAAATCCTTCTTGGTGACCAAAGCTTTTGTAACCTTGTTGAGACAATCGTATGTCGCTTCAATGGTGACGAAGCAGCCCTACACCGCGCTCACTACCTTGTTGCACGTGCAAACTATCGCCAAACCTGCGTCAACCTTGATGATGGTGTACTACAGCGCTCTTGGCACGAACTGAATGAGTTCCTGCGCTTGTGTGGTGTTGGTGTGACAGGCGTTATTGGTTGGGAAGGGTGTGATGATAAAATGATGCAGTCTCGCCTTCGTCTTGCGGCTCAAAATGGTGCGAATGGTATGGCTGACGAACTAGCACTACCACGACCACAACTTGTCACAACTGTTAAGCCTTCCGGCACACAATCAAAGACTGCTGGATTGATTGGTGACGAAGTTGGTGAAGGCGTGCACAAGCCTTTGGGTCGTTACATTTTCAACAACATCATGTTCCCTAAAGACGACCCTGCGTGCCGTGCTTTGGATAATGCAGGATATCATTCTATCCCACACCCAAAGGACAAGAACGCTCGCATCTATCGCTTTCCTGTCGAATATAACAATATCAAATTTGATACAGTTGTAAAAACAGTGCAGGGTAAAGAGGTCGAAGTCGAGGTCAATCTGGAAACAGCTATTGATCAGTTGAACCGCTATAAAATGTGGATGGAAAACTATGTCGATCATAACTGTTCGATCACAGTTTCTTATTCACCTGACGAGGTTCCTGCGATCATCGATTGGCTCATGAACAACTGGGAAATCTATGTAGGTGTTTCATTCTTGTATCGCAATGACCCTACAAAGACTGCTGAAGATTTAGGACACCCTTACCTTCCACAGGAAGTTGTCGATAAAGACACGTTCCATGATTACGCAGACTATCTAATGCCTGTTGACTTGAATGGCACTGATATAGAAGGATTGCTTGATACAGGGGAATGTGCGACAGGTGCCTGTCCAGTACGATAGAAAAGAAAAAGCCCGGTTTGACCGGGCTTTTTTATTACCTATATTCCAGTGGAACCAAAACCACCATCAGATCGATCTGTATCATCCAAGGACTTGACAGGAATGACGTTTGCTTCGCCGTAGGGTGTAAGGATAAGCTGCGCAACACGATCATTAGCATAAAACTCGACAGCCATTTTACCGTGGTTTTGCAAAACGACAATAACCTCACCACGATAATCTTCGTCGATCACACCAGCTAAAACATCGATACCATGTTTAGCCGCAAGCCCCGAGCGTGGAGCTATGCGACCGTAATAACCTCTTGGTATTGATATGCGTAGCCCTGTTTGGATAAATCTTCGCTCCCCCGGATGAATAGAGCAACTTGGGAACCTTTCACCATTCGGTGTGGTTGAAGAGGTAACCATTGTCAGATCATAACCAGCCGAAAGAGGTGAGCCGCGCTTTGGTAATTCAGCTTGTTCGTTTATCTTTTCAACTTTCAAATCGATAGGATAATTTGTTGTTGGAGCTTCTTCTTTCACAAACAACTTATACACTTCTTCGTATCCCCCAACCAGCGCACCGTCTGGCAATGAGATAATGATGGGAAAGCTGAAATGGACAAACCTGTCTGCCAGTTTAGCCCGTTCATATTCGTCGTTGATGTGTTTTACTTCATGTGGAATATCCAAAGACTTAAGCAGCCGGGCAGCTTTTACACACCAAGGGCAATTGGGCTTTGAATAAATTCGATAAGATGTAATGGACATTCGGGTCTCCTAATTCAATATTGTTGGGTCGGGTTCAGTATCTTTAAGCATTTGCATGAACATATCACGCAAATTCTCGTCATGCCATTGATAGGCTTCCGCAAAAGCTTTCATACGACTGTGTGCGATCTTGTCTTGCCTTTCAACGTAATCTGGATGCATTACAGTAGTGATAGCAGACGCCTCATAACCACTCACACCATCCTCATTGATAGCTGGAACCATTGTGATATCAATAGCCCCACTTTTTATAAGATAATCACCAAGACCAACAGAAAGTTTGGTCTTATAATATTGGATAGTGTCTTTCAGTTTTGCCGGGGTTTCTTGTTCTGGAATAAAGGTAGTTGTCCAGTACGTATGCATTATCGTCGGGTTTTCATCAGCGTCGTCAGACATAAATTCTCCTTTCGTTTGTGTAATTTTTTACACTCACACAAATTCGGATTATTGTCAACTAGCTGACTTGGCTTTTGCCTTTGCTTCAGCTTCGCGCTTTTTGTTGAACGCATCAATCTGAACAATGTAAGCTTGAAGCGCTTTCTTGACAGCGGCAAGGTCTTTCTTACAATCGTCAGTAGTTGCTTCCAAGCGCAGCAAATAAACCGCGACGTCCCTTTGGGTAAAAGGAGCTACCAGCTTTTTTGGCTTAGCCTTACAGGTGAGCAAGGATGCATCGATCTTTGGCGATATCACAACTTGCTGTGTGATAATTCGAATGTCAGTCGTTTGACACCCGGTCAGTAACAACACGCTCAAGAACAGGGGCAACAGGACCATCATCTTCATCTTTAGCATCTAAAATATCCTTCAATAGTTTTTCATATTCAGCTCGATCAGCTTCAGCTTCGGCTTCTCGTTTCAAGGCAAACTCTCGTCCGTTTTCAGCTAAGGTGAGTTTGAATTGAACACCTGTCAATTCATCTTCCAAGGAAGAAATCTCTAGCTGATCAGCTATCGCCGCCTTCTCCAAATTTGCAACCTTTGTTTCAAGCTTTGCTGATGTGTATTTTTCAAACGCCAGTAAACCTAGCAAGATCGAAATGATCACCCCAGCGCCTATCAGAAAGTATTTGCTTATTCCAAACATAGCTTATCCTTTTGTGTCTTCGTCATGTTGATAGTATTGTTCTTGACGATGGTATGCTGGCTCCTGAAACGGTTTATCCTGCGGGTTGTCATAATCATAACGCGGATTGTACCGCTTTCGCTCGCCCATATTTTCGACGCCTTTACCAATTCTTGTCAGGACTTCTGATCTATCGATCGTTGTCGTAAACAAGTAAGAAATGACGATTAATTCCACTATGCCAAGCGCCCCCTGTACGAATAGTTCAGGCAACCTGCCTTCCATAGTCAACGTGGTGTACGCGGCTAGTCCAGTGAAAAGAATCGTCCCACCAAAAACAAAGATCGATCTGCGAGTTCTGTTTGGTGAATTTGGTTTTAAATCATCCGGTTCTTTATTCCGGTCTTTGGGTGTAATAGCCATGTATCCATCCCTCCTTTTCGGAGTCAATCAGGATATATAACCAATCACCTTGGCGATCAAGCACAGTAACACAGTCACCCCGATGTAACTTATCTATCACCGCGTAGTTTGTACCCGGACCACCTCGCACATTAAGCGATCTTGTTGTGACCTTTGTGGTGTAACTTTCGTCTTGGTCAATTTCACCTTCGCTAAGCATTTGCTTGTAACGTTCCATAGGGAAAGCAGGACCGGGGTCAGTCTTCCACCCACGCGTGTCAATCTCTTCGTGTGTTACAATATGTTTAATTCCATATGTGTGCTGTAATGCCCGGACAATTTCATCGTTTGCTTTGATTTGAGCCTCTGTATAAGAAGGCCAATAGAGCATACCAGAGCCAACGCGAGGGTGAGCCTGTGCAACGAAGTATTCCGGGTCATAACCCCTCTCACGGAGCTGCGCTGATGAATATTCAGACGTTCCATTCCAATGTAACCACTTGTCCTGACCAATCAGGCGAATATAACCAATGCTTACATTCTCAATACCGATTGCATGGTTATTGAGATTTTTGTATCCAGCATAAGACGACGGTCCTGCGTGCCACGCTTTGCGGTTGAACGGTACCATTTGTGTGATTTTACCGTCACGTCCTACAATTAGTTGAGCAGACACTTTTGAAGCTTTACTCTTGAACGTCTCGATTGCACTTTTGTCAGTCCACCCGGCAGTGTAATGCTGAACAATTATCTTTGGCGTGATGTAACCTGAAGATACGTTTGGTGAAGGGATATAATCAACACCTAAGAGCTTGTGGTTTTTAATTTGTAAAGTCATTTTTTCACCTATGGAATAAAATCGTCAGGAGTTGTATATACAATAAAGTCTTTTGAAGCCATTTCGCAGTTCACATTAAGGCCAGACAAAAGTGAGAAGCGAATTAGTATTTCAATATCTCTTGTCAGTGGTGGTATTTGAACCGAATGGTATTTGATAACAGCATTATCTGCTGCGGTGTTAAGCCGGGCACCATCATGCGCACTGATTTCTGTACCACCAGCGTTTTTAAATGATATCTCTGCATTGGCTTTATCGGTGTCGTCAAAATCTTTCATAGGTGCATACGTCCATTGTATGAAAGCTCGCCCGGCGTCTATTTCTGTGGAATAACCTGATACATCGATGGTTTGTTTAGCGTTACCAGAAACACCAGTTGTACCGCCTTGAAAATAGTAGGTGTTAGAAAACGGTACGGTTCCTTGATAGAAACCAGAGACAGTATCTTCACAGGTTACATAAGCGACGTTGTTTAGTGTCCACCCTGTCGTGTCACCTGTCTGCATGTTTACGTTTGTACCAAGCGCGCCACTATTAACAAGGTTGCCATACCGAGCGAATAGCGGGTTCATCAGCATGTTGAATTCTGCTGTAGCCCAATCGTCTGAAACATAATCAAGACGAAGCCAGCTATAACCCATTTCACCATTTAGATATTGGGATGCAGAAGAGCCTCCCACAACAAAGGTATTCAAACTCTGTCCAGACATGCTGGTGATTGTTGTATCAACCGCCATATTGCTTTGATCACCAGAAACGATAAGCTTACGTTCGGTCGTTCCGTTATATTTTACAACACCTCTAATCCATTCGTCTGATTCAGGGTCAATGTTGTTTCCTGTTGGATACACCCAACTGTTTGCAACATCAAACAAGCCACATTGATCACCATTATCCACAACAAAAGTTGCTTGTTCTGTGAAGCCGGAAGATTGTCCATAGGAACCAAATGCGTCTTGCGTCGTATCTTGCGTCGTACCTGCAACACCATAAGAGAATACACCTGAAGAGGTAGAAACGTCTGCAACAGAAAATGTAACATTACCTGCCCCGGTGTTGTCGTGTGAATATTTTGAACCAGCTAGGTTTTTATCAGCGGTAGTTGCACCGACGGTCTGTGCAGTTTGTGTGCCAGAAGTTGTTCCTGTCGTACCATCACAACGGTTTGTAAATGTGCTACCGTCTGGAATATACACGCACTCATAATCACTCCAAACAGCATATTGCCCATTGGCATCACCCGCCGCCGGACGCGTACTAACACCATCAGCCTTCAAAGTAATGATTGTAGTCGCCGCTGCAGAAAGAGTTGGAACCTTGACCCAAATGTGACCGTTGAAGTTGGTTCCGTCGAAGTAAATTAAATCAGTTGGTATTTCTGTACCGCCGGCGCCTTCAGTCGTACCAACCCAAGCGCGGACGTCTAAACCAGCGTTTGTCTCGTTCCAAAAAGATGTAGGAAGCTGCCCGAGTTCGATGCGCACAGGAAAGTCTGTCAGGTCAGAATCTGTCATGCCGGCAGGGATTATCAGGTCCCAAAAACCAGAAGCACCACCCCCATAACTAGGACCGCCACCACCGACACCCGCAATCAACGCGCTAGCCGATACATTGTTTCTAAGGGTCATTCTAGGACGCATATTTTAAGCCTTAGTTAGTAAATTAATGAAGTCGAATGCACCAGCACTGTTACTGTTTGTACCATCAACACGCTGACTTAAGACTTCCAAACGAATAGTACGTGTATTAGCTGGCACAGGTAAGCCTATCAGGTATTCAATCCAGTTGTCAGCCGCAGGGTAACCGTTACCACTACCACCTCGCCACAATTCTGAAGCCGCGCCGTTGAGGAACTTGACAGACAATTGAGCACTATCAAGATCAGCAAAGTCTTTAGAAACAGAACCAAGAAATTCAATAAAACATTTACCTGCATCTATGTCTGTAGAATAAGCTGATACGTCAATATTCTGACGGGCATATCCTTCGATCGTATTTGTTGCTTCGAAGTAATAGTTTCCATAAGGAGCGTTCGGAATACGATTGACTGCAATGTCCGCCAATATCATATTACTTAATGTCCAGCCAGTGCTAGTGCCGCCTGAAACGTCAATGTTTGAACCGATAGATACAGTAGTCAATCCATCATACTCTGCAAAGTATGGATTTTTCAACATACGATGTTCAGCGACTTGCCATGCGTCTTCCATATACTCGTAACGAATATAAGAAAAACCAAGGTATCCATCATTGTTTGATGAAGCCCCAACGTTAATTACACCGCCGGGTATAAATCTATTATATCCTGTAGCTGTCAAATCAGTGGGGGTCGCGTTATGTGATCTATTAGAGAAATCACCATCGATCATACCATATTGATCACCACCAGCACCACTATCTCTATGCTTCACGGAATAGATATGCATGTCTGTCGTGATTGGATTGACTTGTTGTGATGGATAAGTCCAACTGTCGTCAGTCTGAAACACACCAAGTTGATTTCCGTTGTCAATGATCTGCATAATAAAAGTGGTGTTATCAGATTTGCCAAAAAACATAACAGCAGCTTGAGATGTGGTATCTTCAAGCAGTGTTGTTAACATGGTGAATGCACCATCTGTCGAGTTTGAAATGGTTGGCACACTCCACATTAATCTACCAGAACCATCGTTGTTCTTTACAAAATTAGAGCCAGACGCTTGAAGACCATATCTACCGGTAACACCGGACACTTCATCTACAGTGAATGAACCTGTCAAAAACGCAATGTTGCCATTACACCTGTTTAGCTGAATGCTCTGATTTGGAATATACACACACTTATAATCGGCCCAAACGGCATACATTCCGTAAGTGGCACCCGACGCCGGACGCGTGCTAACACCATCGGCTGATAAAACAATAGTGGTGTCAGTGGCGGTCGCCAGCGTAGGGACTTTCACCCATAGTGTCCCTCTTTTGTTAACCATATCAATCTCAACCAAGTCGGTTGGGATTTCAGAACCAGATACTGTCGCACGGACGTCCAAACCATCGTTTGTGAATGTCCAAAAACTGTCAGGCAATTGACCTAGCTCAATGCGCACAGGGAAGTTTGACAAATCGGTGCTTGTCTCACCTGATGCTATGACCATATTCCACGCAGGTAGACGACCGCCCACGTGATCGCCAACAGTTATACCAAAACTAGCAACACCATTCTTTAAAGATATTTTAGATTTAGACATAGTTTATCCCTATACCGCCTCAAGGTCCCCAGTAAGGTCCCATTCATTCGTACCAACTTTTACGAGAGAAGCAGTTGAATATTGTGTGCGCAATAACAGGGTTTCAGGTGTGTTTATTGTCACACCACCGGTTGCGACTACCGTGACCTGACCTGCACCTTTTTGAAAAAGAGTGATGATGTAACCGATTGGAAAAGGCACCGTTGCGTTCAAAGGCACAGTCGCACTTATAGCTGACGCATTGTTGTGGCGAACATATTCATCACCTATCGCATAGGTGTATGATGTGCCAGTATCATCTTTTACCAAAATGTTTGGTTGCTTAACCATTACTTCAAGGGCTGTGCCGGTAGAATAGATTATCCACATACCGCCCGGTGGGACTGTTTCAACGACAGTAGAACCATTGAAGGTCAAATCAAAATCGTAAGCGCTGTTGTTCTGTATTGCAAACATGCGCTTTGTGGCTGGTAACGTAAAGGTTACCAATGCCGAGTTGTTCTCACCGATAAGAAGCCAGTTTGCTTTCCATTCGGTCGCCGTGAATGTGTACGTTGTCAATCCTGTAAGATCGACAGTCACAGTTTCTTGCGTTGCATCTTCAAGACGTTGCAAAGCATCATTCGCAGTGGTTTCTTTGTTCGACTGCGAAGTCGTTATAAATGTTATACCAAGAGCAGCAGAAGCCATAAAATCACCTATTTATTTTACGTATATTGACGTATTTTTGCGTCAAAGTCAAAGTTTTTATCCTACGGCTCTAATTAAACCGCATAATAGTTCAATGTTCCAGTTCCCGGAAAACCTCTTCCTATGTAACCAGACACTTGATAGACCACATAATGTATCGGGTCGAGTGCAGCTACACTATCAGTTGCTTTTTCAGCCGCAGTGTAAGTCACGGTTGCACTGGCTAGTTCGGTGTAAGAGCGCAAGTATGTGGTTGCATCACCGGGGTCAAATGTATCAACGTCATAGGGAGCTGCCAGTAAGAATAATTGATACTCGATAGCATCCTCAACAGTTGGAACTGTGCCAGTACCATCTTGCCATTGCCCACCAATACGTGGACGACGTGACCACGTGATAGTGGTATCACCAGCAGAGTCTGATCGTAGCACAGCCGACGGTGCCCATGGATACATTGATCGACCTTCTAAAGTCACTTCAGTTGCATAACGTACTGACAGAATATCTGGCGTCATACCAGCATATACAAGCGGCGAGCCAATGTCAGTCACTGCCCGAGCGTCGTCTTTGAAGTATTCATTAATTATGAAGAATTCTTCAGTCGCTTGGTGCTTGTCGTGCTCGCTTTCAGTCCCGCGATCGCCACGTATAAGATGCGTCAAAGTATACGTCCCGTCGGCATTATCCAACACGTCACGGAATTTGATTATCTCTTTACCAACACAAATAATATTACTCTCATTAGGCCAAAGTGTTGGGTCTATTGAAGACCATGTATACATATCAGTTACTGATTCAAAATCATAAGCTGGAATGACAATCAGTTCGGTTGTCTCGTCTGTAATATCACAGTGACCAGCCGGGTGTGCTGGCACAATAGCAGCAATACGTCCCCAAACAAGATCGTCAATAAAGTTATCATCATATTTTGTTACATTGTCAGCGCCTTGAGTAAATACAGTACCACCACGGAACCCGTCACCATAAGCACCCATACCAGTATACAGTTCTGGTTTGAACAATGATTCAGCGTCACCATCAACAGCATAAGGAATATCAAGAGCAATTGCCTTGACGCTTGGCGAATAAACCTTTGGTCTTGTAATAATGTTGCCAGCTTCGGCGCCGGTCTTAACCGCAGAATATGTGCCATTGTTATAAGAGAACCCGACAAGATCAAGTTCATAGTTCACGCCAAAGTCTGCCTGTGCAATACGTGTATTGAACACGTATCCATCATCCATCGTTACTTCAATAACGTCGGTCGGGTCAAGCGCAAGGAACTCCCATGACAATTTCATGTCATAGCTAACGCGCTCTGTCCACGCGCCATAAAGCAAGCGGTGGGCAAACGTCTTCGCTTCGTTGACAGTCATTGCCATCGGAATATTTACGTCAAGCTTGTTACGCGTGTTTGCTGTCTTTACAGGCTTCTTAGGGCGCGAGACATATGTCGAATTTGTTTCATAATCATTCTTTGGGTCGATAAACGTAAAGTCAACTTTGTATGGCAGATCAATCTCTTGCAAGCGTGTCTCTTTCAAGACTTCGTAACCGCCGCCAACCTCTTCGACAACGCCAAGTTTGTCTTGGACAATTGACCAATCAGGAACCAGTGGCACATCTTTTTGACGTGACACGAATTTGATTTTGTAGTCGCTTTCAATAACGTCAAAGAAATATAGATCGCTCAATTGATCAATTACTGACCGGGCTTCAACCGGGCTTTCAAGAATGTAACCAGCTATTTCATCGTTTGCAACATCAGTCACATCAATCTGTGAACGCTCAAAACCGATACGCTCGCAAATGTCATACAGGATACCATGAAGATCAGCAGGAAAGCGTTGCTTGCGATCAACGTAAAGCATTGATAAATCTGTATACACAGAACCTTCAACATTCGTGATGATACCACCTTCAAGAGAATAGTATGTCTGAAATCCTGATTGCGGTGGGGCACCGGATGGATAGTTGAATCTGGTTACGTCCTCTTGTGCGAAATCAATGTTGTAAACATCATCTGCAAACATGAAAGAGAAAATGTTACCACTAACCGCTGGTGGAAATTCACAGTCAGCAACCGCAGATGAACTACTTGAAACTCTCGCACGCCAGACGAACCTGCCTGACTCTTTGTCGAGCTTGACAGCAAATGTACCTTCCATTTCTTCCGCCGGGCCTTCGACTGTTTCGATAATACCATAGCAGTTTGCTCCGGTAACTTCAAAAACACTGACACTTGTAATGGTGGACTCACCTAAGTCATAACGCAGCTCACGCTCATAAAATAAATCATAATCAGACTGCGCCGGATTGAGGTCCGTACCAACGCCAAGCCCTGTCATATAGAACGAGACTTCATCGTCAACAAATGAATATAACGAATAGCCATCGACGATCGAACTATCGGTGAGCAACAAATATTTAAACCCGTTAGGATTTTGCACTGGACTTATGAGGGCTTCAGCACCACTAAAGATCGCAGAGAAAGGACACTCGACAGCGCCTACAGCCTGATAACGCTCATTGAATATAACGATATCGGCACGTGCGTTTGTCAGCACCGTTTGCCAAAAAGGTGTACCTGTCAACAAATCCGGGTAGGTGTAATAAAGCACCTTACTTGGTTGGAACATATTGGTCAGACTTACGCCTGTGCTATTGTCTGCAGACCCCCATTTAACTAATGGGTATAGCGTCTTGCTATCATAGATTATGATTGGATTTGAGTTGTTACCCTGATTGACTTTGTATATAAGATCACCGATAGCGGACACGCCTAGAAAGGCCCCGTTATCGGCAGCGTCATGCCATTCCCAAATAGGGTTAGTAACCCCAAATCTTGTGATTTGACCGCTCTTTAATTCCGACTTGGCGATACGGCGTGTCTCTTCAAGAGTGTTAAGATCAAAGAAGCGTATTGACGAAGGACTAATATCATATGAAAGCAATTCTTTATCACGGTGGTTGATAAACCTTTTAGTACCAATTTGCACCGTAGGGTAACTTAGGTCAGGAATACCAAGACCAGCAGCAGTGTCGTCGTTCAAGAATTCTAACGGTTGAAATTGATTAGCTGTAACACCGCGACGCGTGTCAACTGACACTTCAGCAGTGATTGTAGGTGTGCGGTTACCAAAGTCTGTCACTGACAAGTGTTCAAACATCAAATAGCATAGACCTTTAAACGCAGGAACATTTTCAGTACCCTGCGTTGATACCATGAAATTATCTTTGCGTTGCTCTTCAGAGCCAGTGTAAAAACGGAACCTGAAGCGACCTGAATCACCTCCGGTTGCGCCTTTACCTTTGCCGCCTTTACCACCTTTTTTATCACTACCACCATTTTCTTGTGTAGAAAAGCCCGGACCAACAACATCATCTTCGTCGGTACCATATTTGTCGTAGATCAAATTGGAGTCAGCCCAAATCTTCAAGACCTCTTTCACTTCTCCAGTGCAAAGACCCATGGCAAAGTTGGCGAAGTATTCATAATTCTCCTGACCCTTTTTACCACCCTTTTTCTTGTCACCGCTCTTGGTCTTTTTGCCACCCTTTTTAGTGATTGTCCGTTCTTCTTCGAAGTCGGTAGCCCAAAACATATTACCTGTCACACGCATCGTGCCATAGACAAGAGGAATGCCTTTACCATAGGAAGAGGACGACACTTTCAGATCGTTAAGCTTTGTTGAATTCTTCTCTTGCTGACCGCCGCCCATCATGGAGCCAGCGATAGATGCACCCATGATGCCAAGACGTAATAGCCCTGCACCGCCTAGTCCGCCACCCGCTCCCGCAAGGCCTATAGCCATCATTGCCATTACACGACTCCTACAAAATCTCTTGCTTCAATGATGGCGTCTCGCCATTCATAAGCATCTTGTTCAACAACTTTTCTTAGCTTCATATTCGAATTAATAATTGTCAAACCATTATCACGCTTTGCGACAATACCACAATGAAAAGGAAATGCACCATCCTTCAACAGAACAATGTTGCCCGGACGCAAGGCACGCATATTTGCTTCCAAAGATTGCGTGCGAATGGTATTGAGAAACAATTTAGTGTCGTGCATTTGTCTGTATTTTTGAGGGTCACTTATTTCTTGACCAAACTCACGACCAACCAATACAAGTAGACCAACACAATCGATACCTTTGACACGATCGCGTCCACCCCACCTGAAACGGCTTCCAATATATTTGCGAGCAGCATCAACCACGTCGTCTCTGGTCATACTCCTGCAACCTTAAAGTATCTGTCATTTCCGGGCACGTCGGGTTCCCCTCTAAAGTTTATAATATTGTTGAACACCTTGCAGTTTGTTCTTGATTTATCACAACCTGCATGGACTTTAAATTTGTCTCCGATAACCATAGCATAAGGCATTGGAAGTTTAAAGGTAAAAGTTCCAGAGGCTCCAATATAATCATCTATTTCCATAGACAAGAAAGTGTTGTCACCATCTAACCACTCGAGAACGCCCCAATTGAAATAGTCGTCAGCGTAAATTCCAGCCAAGTTAGAGCAGACAAAAGTATATGTATCGGTTACAGAAGTAATTGCGTCCGACGCGGTGTAAACAGGACTGATCGCTGTCCACACCGCAGTTCCATCGGCTGTCGTGTTTCCAAGCGTAAAATCAAACACAGGTCTTGTTGTGCTACTCACTCCTGCGGTTGTTGCTTTAAACTCAACACCGCCATAGCGATCAAATTCATCGGCAGCGATGTACGCTGTTTCTTGTATTTTGAAATAAGGTGCATCGAAGTATATGTTGCTTGTTTCAGCATCAGATACACGATAGGCACCAATATGAAAACGAATGTATCTCGTGCCTGAAGGTATGACACCTGAAAAAGAAGTCTCTTTCCAGTTTCGCAAAGAAATAAGGTCTATTGTGTCTGACCATGTTCGTGATATTTCCACCATACCTGTGTCATAGTAAATAATGCGCACACGTGACCGCATGCCATAACCAATAGCTGTTGCCCAATACCCGGAGTTCAAAGTATACAATCCTGCGTCTAGGTCAGCAAGATCAATATTTGTAATTGCAGCAAGGTCAACGTCCGCATTTGGATATGAATAATACCAAGTTGCCACAGTGTTCGTACTGCCAATGAGCATGCGATCACCTTGATACGGTGATACCATAACACTCGCCGGGACAATGCTTGCGCTATAACCGCCTGCCCACCAATGGGATTCTGTATACGTTGAATTTAGTGGCTCAAAATAATAGATTGGTGGGTGTACGCTGATTGTCCCAAATGAATCTGTCTCCACTTGAAAGCGTGCTGAAGAGAAAGTGAATACAGATTCAGTAACCGCAGCGCCATTTGCCATTGGGTTTGTTATTGTTATTACAACTTCCAAATCCTCATTGGCAATATAAGGAATTGTCAACTCAATATCATTTGAGGCAGGGTCGGCCGCAGTTATTGTTACACTATCACTTGCACCAGCTAGATCAACACGACGTAAAACAATAGTTATTTCTTCGTCAATGTAATCTGTACCTTGATCAACAGTCATTCTAAAGAAGTAATTCACAAAATTAGAAGGAGCGGCACCAGATACACTGGCAATGTCATTCATCGTTGTGTAAAAAATAGTGTCTTGATAAATACCAGCACGTGTTAGTGTTCGATATTCCCAAAGATCATCGGTGCGTACTTCTCCGGTGATACCATCTTCGTTTGTAGCATATCCATCGGCACCACCTGACTCATTTAAAGAAGCGGAGTGGCGAATGATTTCAAAGTCATTGTTTGGAAAGCGTACGTCGGTGTTGAACCCGGCAGCGGAAGCTGGAACCACAACGCGATCATTTAGTGCATAAATTGAACCAGTTCGATGTTGTTCTGGTATCAATGACACACCACATTTTTCATCACCAAAGTCTGCACGACATTCAGGTGTGTAAACGTCAACGATTTGTTGTGAGAATAATTGTGTGAGACCACGCAGCTCGATACGAAATAACCCGGATGATGAAATAACTGTTTCACCAAACATACCATAACGCATCGCTACAATACCTTGTGTCAGGTCAGCCCAGTTGGTTACAAAAATCTCAACAGTCGCATAGTCAAACTTTCCGTAACGCAATTCAACTTCGCTGATTTCAGCATCGTCAAGAAAGCCTTCGACGTCAACATTATCCACATTAGTTTCAGAGCTTGATGCAATGGCAGAGCGAAAGTAACCGCTTTCAGACTTGTATACCAACCCATCAATTGTCAAATTCAAATCGTGATCGGTGTATCCAAATATTTGCCCGTCTTGACGCGTGATCTTCCAGCAAGTGCAAAGCGTTGTCGCAGCACTTTCAAGGTGTGTCTGTAATGATGCAGAAATAGTTTTCATGCTTGAGCTTCTCTAACCTCGACGATAGGAATATCAGGCCAAGACATTGTTTCCCAAAAATCATGAGTGATGGAAATTTGGTCTGTATCAAATCTGGCGTGAACGTCAAATTCACATTCGGTGATCGCGACAACGTGAGCCGCTGCGGGGATTGCTGAAGCACCAAAAGTGATAATGCCTGTGCTATAATCAATAGTGTATTCAGTTGCGCCGGCGCCTTCAGTTTGAAGTACGGCGTTCACATAAACCCCGGTCAATGTTCCATCAACAGGTTTTGTGATATCACGTGTATACGTGTAGGCACCGGACGTGTAGTCTTTTGTGATCTGGAAGTCAGCGGTTGCCCCGTCACCAACGCCAATGTTTTGTGCCCCGGTTGTATAGTCCATCCAATCCTTAAAGCGGAATGAATAACCTCGACCCGCACGCGCATGAAAGAAATCAACGACTGCTTCCATATCAACGCGATCTTTCACACCATAGGCAACGTTGTATTCAGCTTTAGCTTTAGCCCAATTGATATTGCGCTTCTCATAGCCGGAGCCAAGAATTAAAACTGTCGTTGAAAACTTCGGTCCGCCAGCGGAACCATAAGAGATTGCGGTTGGGAACTGAACATCGTGAAATGCTGGCATAAAATGCACCTTTTTAGTGAAAAGTGATAAAGATTAGCCAATTATGTCTGATCTTTTAACTAAAGTCAATTGTTTCTTGAACTGGCTCTGTTTGCAGAAGCAAGCATACGAGATTGTATCTGCTTTTCAGAGCGTTTGAAACCATCAACGTCACTTACACCTGAAATGTTCATAGTAACATTTACTGCTTTACCACCTTTGCCGTCAGCAGCACCAACGCCATCTTTTGGCATTTCAACAGGAATAGAGCGCCCACGTGAAAGAGGGATAACAGCTTCATTCGGGTGGAGAACAGCCGGCATTCCGCCCATACCATTTTTACCGGTATTGGTTGTGCCTTCAGCATAGTGCGGGGCACTTGCAAAGCTTGACGCAGCCATAGAGTGACGGGAAACAGGGCTGCTTGATAAACCACCCTCTTTAAAACCACCAAGCAAACTTAGTAGACCCATAGCTCCGCCAGCTCCACCGCCGCCGCCGCCACTAGCCATTTGTGAAATGAGCTGCATGATAGCGCCACCAAACTGACCAAGGCCCGGAACAGCTTGTGACAGTGGACCCATAAGGCTAGCAATACCACTACCAAAGCCACCAAGGCCCGGCGTAGCTATTGCTGCACTGGAACCCGCCATCGATGCCTGTTGACCTGCCTGTGAGATTGACTGACCGGCTTGCTGGAACTGCGGCGAAGCTTGCTGTGCATTTGTACCTGCGATCTGGATAGCCTGACCGTTTTGTTGGTGTGCCATAACGCTTTGCTGCGCATTCATTGTTTCAGTCTGTGTGGCAAGTGTTTTTTGCTGCGAAGCCATTTGCTCTTGCTGCGTTTGAGTTTGCAATTGCTGATTAGCTGTCGTTGCGTTTTGACCAAGGGTTTGCATCTGCGTACCAGTTTGCTGTAACGCTTGGTTAGCTGATGTGATCGAGCTTGTGGTTGTAGGGTCAATTCCACCACCACCAGCTATTCCCATATTGTTCTGTTGTTGGTTGCGCCAATCTTGAAGACCTACCATGCCTTCGGTCTCACGTTTGTGAGGGTTCACTTCACCATGCCCAAATACATTGTTTCCAATGCCCGGATTTTTGGCTTTCATATCATCAATGAATGGTCCAAGCGCCGCTCTTTGTGCTTCCGTCCAATCGGCATTGTCTTTTGCAATAACTTCTATACCAAGAGCATTGCTGTTGTTAAGTCCAAGCCCCGGACCTTGCCCGTCTTTCATATGAGAAGTTTTAAAACCGTCAGCAACTAACTGTTTAATCTGACCATCGCGTTCCATGACATATTGAGCACCTAAATTACGCTCATTCAATACGTCTCGCACGCCTTCGGCATCACCGCGTCCGCCAGTGTGGTGGATTATAAGACCAGCAACGTCTTGCGACATTTTTCTGTTGCTATTTGTCAACCCACTTATGAATTCATATTTTGTCAATCCGGCAGCAGGAGCATTACCCGCCACGGATTGTGCTGCGCCAGTGAAGCCCCCACCGCTAATGGTGCCCCGCATTCCGTTACCCATTAGAGTTCCGCCGACGGGTTGCATAGCTTGAGTGGCTGTCTTAGGTGCTCCACCATTCATAAGGTTGTGTTGTGCCGAGGTCATACCGCCGGGCTGGTTTAGACCTGCACCAAGTAATGTACCATTCACAGCAACGCTGCCAGCGGATACGGTCATTGCAGTCGTAGATTGAATACCGGCGCCGGGGTTACCCATTTGTATAGGTGAAATTTTTGATTGCTGCGGCGAGAACAAAGATTTGAATACCTGATTCACACCAATCTTGATGAATTCTTTCAAGATAGATTTGGCAAGTGACTGAAAGTCCATTTTGCCATCGACAACAAGATCAGCAATACCATCCGCAAGTCCGTCAAGAGCTTGCGTGGTTACCTTATCAAGAGCTGTATCCAAATCATCTAGACCAGCGATGTATCCTTCAAAGCTTGAGCTGTCATTAAGACGCTTGTTTTGTTCGATCAATTGAGCCATTGCATCAACTTGCTGCATGGTGACAATATGACCGTCACGAATCATCTGATTAGCTTTTTCCTGCGCTTCTGCGCGAGCATCATTTGCCTTACTACTATTGATGAGAGCATTGTTCTCTTTTGCTAAAGAGTTCATAAATGAGGCGTAAGGGTCTTGAATTTCTTGAAGCTCTTCGCGCAGGGCTTTTTGAGCCATCATGTAGCCTTGGATGCTTACTTTTCCAGAACTATAAGCTGCATTAAGCGCTTTGAGTTTGCTTTCGTAATCCGCTACGGCGTCGGCTATACTCTTCACATTTTTTGACGCAGCAGAAAGGTTTTTATCAGAGGTGCTTCCGGGATTCAACCACTGGTCTTTATCTGTAAGATCAAGTTCTTTACGCTTTGGCTTGTTAGCATCATTGCTCTGCTGTTTTCTAGCAAACCTGTCTTTTTCAATGGCAGCGATTCGTTCAAATTCATCAGCTAGCCTAGCAGCTTCAGTCTGCGCCACAATAGCACGTTTAGCAATGCCTTGAAGCGCACCGGTTGCAGCATCGGCAAAGTTACCAATGTGGTCAGTCTTAAATATTTGCTTTATGTCGTGACCGGTCTCTACTATTCCTTTCTTCAATTCACCCAGTATATCAGAAGGAGAAAAAGCTTCAGCCGCCAAACGTCCAGCTTTGGCAAACTCACCATTGAACAATGCGGATACAGCACCAATAGGTTTTTTCAAGATATTGATGATGGTTGCACCAACATTAGCGGCAACTGCACCAAGACCCATGAACATGCTTATGACAAAGTTCACGACGTCCTTGAAAATGTCCTTAATACTAGAACCACTGTCCTTGGAACTTGATTCCATAGACCGCATTACTTCGTCATAGAAGTTGGTAAATTCAGCCCAAGCTTGCTTTGCCAAGGTACCGACGCTTACATGGGTCTCACCAATCTTTATTAGATCATCCCAATAATAAGCAGCAGCAGCGGAACCAGCTAGAAACACACCAGCAAGCAAAGCACCAACAGGTCCAATGGTCATTGCTAGAGTACCAAAACCGGCAACCAAATTCATAACCATGCCATGTACTGACTTAATGGCGGTTACAGCTACAAGTGCTCTTAATGATTTGACAACAGTGTCAACGTTTTTGATCAACCACTGCGCAGCCTTGCCAGCCATGCGAATAGCGTCTCCAAGACCTTTACCAATTTTCTTAGCCAAGTCTTCGAAAGACTTAGAACCCATATCTCTTGTTAATGCTTGAGCAACAGCGCTGATCGCATCTAGTACGCCATTTTCACCAACAGTCTTTTTGAAGTTGAACCAAGAGTTTTCAAGACGAGCAATCTGAGCGTCCGCACGTTCGGCAGCCGTTGGGATAGCATCGCCTAGCCCTCTTGCCATTTGGTCAAAAACGGCAATCAAGAATTCTGGTTTGATACGCCGGTTGGTCAAAAAGTCTTCCAAAGAATCAGTGGCGTTGCCTGTCATTTTACGAAGCAAGTCTTGCGCCGCCGGGAAGAAACCGGGCAATTGCTCACCGATCTGACGACGAAATTCTTCCATAGAACCAACACCCTTAGAGAAGGTCTGTTGGATACCATAGAATACAAGTTTTTGTTGTTCGGCTGTAAGGCCAAACACACGCATAGATGCAGATGCATCTTCAAACATATTTTGAGTGTCTTGAAGTGGTACGTTGGCATTCTTCATAGCAGCAGCAAGACGACCATAACTGTCCATTGCGCCTTCGATTTGAATACCATATTTTTGAGCAACATCACCAACAAACGCCATGTTGTTTGCAATATCTTTTGGGCTGTCCGCAGATATTTTCATGATGTTGTTGAATTTGGCAACAGCCAAAGATGCGTCATAAACACCCTTGGTGAAGTTACCAAGTGTCAAAGCACCAAAGAGAACACGAAGCTGCGAACCCATGTGATAAGATGCTGACATTGAATTCTCAAGACCGCGCATCCCGCCTGACAAACGACCGATACCAACGTTCGCACGTCCAGCAGCCGCACCAACGGCAGTTAACTGACGAGCTTGACCGCCAATGCCTCGTCCACGCATACCGCCCATCATAGAGGCATTCATCATTTTAAGAGCGCCAGCAGAACGTGCAGCAGCCGCGCCGATCGCATTGATTTGTGCGGCAGCGTTACGTAGACCAACAGGAGCTTTGATTGAGGCTAGGGCAGCGCCGAAGGCTTGAGTGTTGCGGACAGATGCCTTAGAGGGGCCTTTCATCGCTGCCATGGACTTTGCCATGCGAGAATAATTCGCACCGGAAAGACCTTTTTGACGTGCGACCGCAGCTTGCGTAGTCTGTAGATTACGCAGTGATTTTTGCATTCGGTTTATAGCATTGGTATAATCATTGGCGCCTTTTTTGGCGCCTTTGGCATCAATACTTAAGCGAAGGTTATCACTCACTGTTATCTACCCTTCGTAGGTTTCTTTTGTTTAGACCTTTTTTCCTGTTGCTCATAATAGTTTTGTAGGAAAATGGAATCCAGAGCCGGGATAGCCTGTAATAAGAATTCAGCATCATCCGGCACTACGCGAGACAATTCTGCGTATGACCAAATGTCGTGAATAGTAATGGGCTGCGGTCCGATTTGACCTGTCTGGCGCTGACGATTGAGCACATCAAATGCTCGCCAAGCCCATTCTGAAGTAGCTAGAAGTATCGGCTCTTTTTCAAGAGTTTTGGACTTCGAAATCTTGCCTTCTTCCTGAAGCTTTTTAAGCCACCCCGCTTGCCTAGAAGACGGGCGGAGTGACCACTTTAGGAATTCAGTTAGTTTCCCAATGTTTCTTCATCGGAAGACTTTTTGTAAGTTGCCGCTGCCATTGAAAGCTGAACAATTTCAGTCTTCAACTCTTTCATGTCTTCAGAACCGAAGACTTCCATAGCGATTTCAGGGGTATATGGGACTACAGCGTCAGTGCCTTCAGCAGACTTTTCAGTGAAGGTTTCACCACGCCAATCGGCAACAATACCGTAAGCGATTTGCTTGTTCAGAATCTCTTCCGCAGCTTCATCACTCAACTTATTGCGATTGATATCTTGCTGGTATTTCTTGGAAGCTTCTTCACGTGCTTTTTGCGCCTTCTTTGAAGACAGGCGGCGAATTTTCAACTCGAACCCATCGAACTGGCACCATTTGCCATCTTCTTCAAGGCCAAGGTCAACAGCATATTTTGCTGCTAATTTATCTTTGATACTCATAGTCGGTTCCTTCGGGTAGAGGGCGAGGGGCAGCGACCCGACAACGCCACCCCTCTAACTGTTTATCCATAAATATGTCGGTATGAAAAGGGAGCTAAGCTCCCTCTCCTTATTCTGGTTTAATGCTAGAGAAGCGATCAACTTGAAGCATGCACGCAGTAGCTGCGTCACGGAATGCAGTCCATTCCATTTCTTCAGTGATATCTTCATCGATACCTGTAGGTGATACAGGGTCAGACGTGATCTTAACAGCAGGGACCGTGAATACATAGTGATTGAAATCAAGATCAGTAAAGTCAAAACCAAGTGAGATTGTATCGTGGTTGATAAAGTGACTATACAATTCGAGGGTCTCGAAGTATGCAGTCATTGTGCCTGTTAGATTGAAACGACCAGTACCAATTCCGCGAGGGAACTTAGAACCAACAGCCATCTGGTTACGCAAAGTCGCGTCGCCTTCTAGCGTGATGGACTGAACCGCAGAAGCCAAGATCGAACCGTTTTTGGTGATATCACCAACGTTGGTCGTGGCGTTCATTACTTCAGTGGCTGTTGTCGTAAACAATGTGTAAGAACCAGCATCACCAATAACTTCAGCAGAAGCAGGTGTTGTTTCTTTACCATTGAACGCCATCGTTCCGGTAACAATCGCACCGGTTGAAACGTCCATTGAGAAAGTACCAACGCGCATGCCGGTCATTAGGAAGTGCTTATCAACATCGTTGAAAGAGGTTTCCAAAGAGAATGACTGTGCAGTGATATCTGCAAGGTCACCCGGATTGCGCAACATTGAAGCTTTAACCGAGGTTACGCCCGGTGCAGCTACAGTTGGTGGTGGTGGTGTTACAGTCAAAACGTCGTCAGCAGCATTCACAATCGTGAATACACCACGTGCACCTGCGGCTGAAGCGGCTGCGGCAGTACCAACAGCTATTTCAGTGTTACCATCGACAACTTCAGTCACGTCAGCAAGAGTGCTATTTGACAAGAAGAACAATGTAACGACACCGACAGCAGGAACAGCTTTAACATTCAAGCGACCAGCGACACGTTCAGCATTCACAGCATTTGCAAACGACAAAGCAGTATCAGTAGCAGTACCACCAGTTGTATAATCAACACCGGCAACCAAAGCAACGATTTCTGTTCCATCAGTAATTGACAAACTATCAGCATCTGCGCCGGTACCTGTCCAAGTGACTGTGTTGTTACGGAAAGTAACATCACTTACTGGTGTGTCCAAATAGATTTTCTGACCTGCAACAAGTTGACCAGCAGCAATGGCAGAAGCAAAAGCGTTACCACTGTTTGAGTCGATCGTAGCAGCACCAGCGGTACCAAGGCGTAGAGCCGAGCTATTAAGGACGGTAACGTCGTTCGCATCCATAATTTTTGTATAAGCTGTACCAGCTTCGGCAACAAGGTCTGTTTCAGTAATAGTCACAGTCGTTACACCTGCACCAAATGCAACTGAAGCGATTGTGTTATAACCGTTGTTGGTGGCTCCAATGAAGCCTTCAGTTTTAATGTAGCGACCTGCGGTAAAGTAGTCTGTATAATCTCCGCCAGAAATGGCGATAGCTGATACACCAGTTATAGAAACTGTGTTACCCTTCCAAAAGTCGAAAGACATTGGGCGCGACCATGCGCCAAGTACGAACGCCTGTAAAAAGTCATCATGTGACCCGGCGCTAAATTCAAAGTTGATATCGCCTTCAGTCATAGCTGAAACTTCGATCACCGAGCTAACCATACGGTCAGCGCGAAGCTCGTCGGAAACAACAGTTTCCTTGCTTGCAACTAGGGAAGAAGAAGTGAAGCGTAGCTCTCGCACGTTACCACTAGCAGGGGTTACACCCCAATCAGCGGTGTCTTCTGCGATAAAGCGAATGCTGGCGCGGTTGGAATCCGCAAATCCGGCTGTGGGCATAGGTCTCTCCGACAGGTTTGGTTTCGATTAAAGGGCAATCCTATCGCCAGAACCTCCGGCGGGATAGTAAAAATCCGAATAACGCAAATTCTACCTTGTTATGGAGCAAAGGTCAAAGGATTAGCGAGTGGCTCATACTTTATATTTTTAGGTCGATTTGATATGATATTGAAATAACCAGACGGTCTCTCCCGTTCCGCATGCCCATATATTTGAATTCAGGTTCATCCATTATGGCGTAACCACCATCCGATAGGTTGTAACTGACAGCCGCAAAGAAGTCACCAATGAATTCTGCAATCTCGTCGCGTAGACCGGTTCCAGTATCTTTTGGGGTTAATACGTCAACCTGAAATATACCAATGCTGCGAAGATGCGTTCGACCTACAGTCGATGGCATTCTCTTGCCTTCTAACATACAAGGGGCAACCAGCACCATTTCAGTTGCCTTTTCCAGATCGACATTTTGCCAGTTTATTTCAACATCACCCGGATAGTTGGCTGTCATTTGAGCTAGTAACCGGGTTTCTAATTCTCTGCGCAAGAGTTTGTGAGACATTGTTAGCGCCTTTTCATAATTACTTCGAGTTCTTTCATCGATATGCGAGCCATACCAGCGGGTGACCTAGATCGTTCCGCCGTAGGAAGCATACCATATTCCAATTCATCAATTTTACCATAGTTGTTTGATAGCCAGAATGTTTGAAACGGATTCTTTAGACTTAGACGTGCAAGTGACGCATCGGCATCAGCCTGTGCAATTCCGCGTCTTGGTTCCGTACCTAGTGCCATTGAGCTTGTGGCGCCCGGTGCCGGACCGCCGGGGTCCCCCAATTCACCGGATGCCGGGGTACCCGCCGACCATTGCCAGTTCCTAAGAGCTGTACCAGTATAAACCGGTGTGCGATCTGTAACGGCTGTGTGTAGATAGGTAATTGCAATATTGATTTCTTTACGCAGCAATTCGGCTGGCTTCTGCTTATGTATTTGCATGCCAGCGATAACATCGTTGATATTATCTGAAAAGCTGATTGACATTATCTCTTCCGTAAATGTAGTATTGCAACAGAATCACCGGGGACAGACACTGCTTTCTTAACGTCCCACTTTGTTCCGTCTGGATGGATTACGATATCGTTATCGTTCACCACAAAGTTATATGGTAGGCGCGGGAATATCATTTTCTGATCGACAGACCCATCGATCTGTGGGTCGCGCTCCATTTCACGTTGAGTGAATTGAGCAAATACACTTTTAGCAATCACAATGTTTGCGGTGTCGGGGCGTGACACAGTGCCCGTCGCCGGGTCGTAAGCGGTATCGCCTTCAGTGACATAGGTTGCGTTCAACACTGGTAAATCATCCAGAATATCAAACGCGTCTTTAACCAGACTTGCTATGAGATTTTCAAGTGCCATTACGACCTCGCCACTCTTCCGAATGTTATTCCTGATGGATTGTCAATTGCGCCTAATCCGCGCAGCAATAAAATCACATCAGTTGGGATTGTCATTTGCTTGTATTTAGCATCCAGATACAATTCAACAACATCAACGCGGATACGTTCAATGCCTTCGCGTGAGCCGGGCGCAGAGCGATCATCGTTTATGAGGAAGCGAGCCATTTCAGATACGGCTGATTTCAAGCGTGGAGGGATTTCTGTGGAAAGGATTGCATGACCTTCGTGGTCGAGAACACCTTCGCGAGGCCAAGACAGCATCAGGTCATTGTCAACCTTTGTGCCTTTCCATTTTACGCGGATATCAATATACCGGGTCGCCCATACAAGCAACGCGTCTTTTTGAGCATCGGTCAAGCCAGCCCAATCAGCATTCGCGAAAGCATTTGCTTCGATATAAGCATCAGCTTCCGCGATTGTGACATATGAGTTAGCTCCGGTTACACCGGTTCCATCTTCTATGAGTAATGTGACAGCCATTTAATTATCCCGCGATTATACGATTAGATGGTTATTGTCACATGCGAGCGACTATAAGTCAAAGATTATCGTTAGCGGTCCACTTAGAAAATGCTTCAACCCACTCACGTGCGTGTTCAGATCGAACGACGTCTTCAGGTAGGAATTCAATTATATCAGCATCAATATCATATTTTTCGATGATATCCAAGATAGCAACCAGCCCACTGTCGTCAATATCGCTTTGAACAGGGTCCCCGGTTACGACGTAGGTTGTGTCCTCGCCTTTACGTGTCAAGAACAAGCGCAAGTCAGCGAACGTACAGTTCTGCGCTTCGTCAAGAATAACAAAGGCATCTTTGAATGTGCGTCCACGCATATGCTCAAATGATAGAAATTCAATATCACCCGCGCCCATAAGACGTTCAAGCTCTGCCGCCGACACTTCGTCCTTGAATGCATCCATCATAGGGACCAACCACGGCGCAAGCTTCTGCTCAAGCTTACCGGGCAAGAAACCTTGCTGGTGTCGCTTTGGTGCAGTAGTTGGACGTGCAATAAGTATCTTTGATATTTCTTGTGATTTTAGTTTTTGAATTGCGATCTTGCATGACAACCATGTTTTACCGGTGCCAGCTTCTCCTATAGCGAAGATTTGTGTCGCATTTTTGAGGCTATCAATCAGGTCTGATTGACGTGCGTTTAGAGGTCGAATTATGCTTGGTTGGTATCGGACTTTTGAACTACTTTTTTGCTGCCTTCTCTTCAGCCTTTTGAGAGCCTTTTGGCTCATTGGTGGTTGGTGTTGTTCGTTCGGGTTACCAAGTGGTCCTTGAAGCATGTGCACTCCTTATTGACCTTTGCTTACCAAAAATTGGTAGGCTTCATTTCATACTGCGTGCCCTGTCTAAGAGTATCGCAACGTCTTTTGTGATCGCTTGTAAAGTAGCGGTAGTTCCAGATACCTCACGCCGTACTTCGTGCAGTTCGTTGATTGCACTTTCCAGCATTAAAAGGTCCAACGGATGCAATCGCACACTGGACATAACAACTAAGTCTGAAGTAGGTTTATTTTTGTCTGTTTTCGATTTACCGTGGAGCCACCAAGCTGCCACGGCTGCACTAATAGCTGTCGTGAAGCCAACTATGTGTTCAGGCTCCCACGTGATCAGCCATTCCATCATTTTTCATTCTCACACTTTGGCAGATATATTCACTGCTGTCCACAAGTTGCAAATACTTAGTGGCAAATAAATTGAAATCGCCAGCAAGGCGGGTGGTGTTACATACGAAAATAGGACAGTCAACATCGCAAAGAACGATGCGGCATAGATAGCCCCAATGCATCGAAGAATAGGGGAACGACGCCAGTTTCCGTTGATCATAACGCCAGCTATTTGAAAAGTACCGGCAAGGACGCAAGTGATACCCCACATAGGTATGGACATTACTTCTAAAAAAGAATTATATATCGAGCTAC